AGCATTTTTTCCTAACAATCCACAGTTAGTTCCTACTTGTTGGAATTGAAAAGTAAAAGGTTGACCTACGAACTGCATTAAAAACAAGGCTGTATCAGTCCAGATATAAATTGCATCCCTACCTCTAATAGCTCCCATAATCATAGACCCATCTGCTAGTCTTTGTGTTCCAGCTGTATTGGTAGCAGAGACAGTATAGGAGTCTGATTGATCAATACTTTCTTGTGAAGAGAATCTAATAAACATATCATCTTGTGTGCTTGGATCTCCTATTGTAGTTTCTGTTCCAAAAAATACTAAGTGACGATCTGGTGTAGATACCAAAACATGACGGGATGCAGTTGGCGCATTTGGTATTACTGTTGCTCTGGTGCTTACGGCCCCAGCTGCTGCAGCATCCCATTCAAAACATTTACCATTATAAATAAGTGCAATTAACTTTGTGCCATAGTTATCTAATACCCACAGACCTGGTTCAATAGTAAAGTCTGCTGATGATGGGTCACCCCATGCAACAAAAGCAGATATGTTAGTTACTGTTGCTCCCGCTAAGTGAGTAGCTTTTGTAGTTCCGTTTACTCCTCTAGCACCACCGCTTAAAGTATTTGTTGTTGTATCGTTATTAGTAAAACTAATATCTTCTGATCCGATTCTTATTTCTCCTGCATTTGGAAATGCTGCAGTGCTAGTAAGCACAATATCAGTTGTTGTTAAATTCGTTATAGCTGTCGCAAGAGTTGTAGTTGCTGGTCCTAAAGCTGTACCACCCCATAAAGCTGTACCCCAGCCGTAACCACCTAGCTCTTGTGCAGGCCCTACGTGTTCATAACATAGAGCTGAAGCAGAACCAGTACTTGCTAAATCTGTACCACCCGAATTTGAAGCTGCTGTAATAGTTATTTGATCTGCGTCTATTACAGAAGTAACCATAAATTTAATTCCTTCAAATGTAGCATCTGTATAAGCCGAGTTCCCTGATCCCGTAATCCCGGTTACAGATTCAAATAAAACAATATCACCGGCTACCAGCCCATGACCACTAGGAAAGTTTACTGTAATTATTGGTGAGCCTGATGTACTAGTAAAGCTTACTCCTGTTATTGTGGTTCTAATTGGATGGATGTCGTAAAATACTCCCCCTGAGTAAACATATAAAATTCTATTAGTGCCAATAGCAGCGTATTTAATACCAGAGTTATCGTCCCAATGATGAAGCGCCCGAGCGGCACCAGTCAATTTATTCTGACCTAATTGAATCCAACCACCTATTTTTTCTGGTGTACCATACCTAAACCTTACATTATCGCCGTCAAACCACTGTCCTTCAGCGCCGGTTTCTGTAACTTGTTTATTGAATCCTGGAGCAAAACCTAATTTTTGTAGCATATTAATCCCTAGTTTATTAGGGTTTATACTAGATTTAAAGAATTTTCAATTCTTAAAAAGCCCAGGCTACAAAGGAATATCGAGTGCCCTTAGTGGCTTCTGTAACCTGATGGGGATACATAAAATTAGATGGAAATAAAAGAATATCTCCTTTTTTAAGATCTATTTTTTCACCACACAACATAAAATCAGCTCCTTCAAAATCATCGTTTAAACAACCAATAACAGAAACAACAGGTATACCTTTTGTTTTGCCATCAAAAATGTCATGGATATGATCTATGTGTGGACGCATAAGAGTGCCCACTTGATACTTGTTAAATCTAATTGCAGACAGTCTAGAAAAGATACTATGATCGGAAAATTTTTCGTAATATTTTTTTAGAGCTTTATCTAAATGAGGTAATATTTCTCTTGCATCATCATCTGATGCTGCTTGAACATCTAGTTCCTTATCGTAACTAGCAACAGGGTTTTTACCTTCGTACTCATCTTCGACGCTATACCAATGATGTTTTTCCCAACCTCTAGTCTCTGTTCTTTCTATAAGTTTATCACATATGTCATATGGTAAGTCATTTGTAACTTGTATGTAATCTTTTAATTTATCCATTTTTTGCAAATTCAAACGGCAAACCTATATGTGGTCTACTGTCAAATTCTTTCTCCTTGTTAATAGAGTAAAACAAAAAGACTTGTCCGCATTGATTGTCTTTAAATTCTTCTCTCCAGTGT